TTACCGCTTTAGTTGAAGGACTAGGTAATGGTGGATTTGTAGGACTAATTGTATTAGTACTTATTACATACTTTTTCGTAGACAAGAAGTAATTAAGGAAAACATAGTTATATAATTAGTTTATAATGAGAACCTAGGGACTAACCTCCCTAGGTTTTCTGTTTTTTATATACTTGATATTTATATATAAGGAGAGTGATATGGAACAAAATAAAAATGAAGAGATATTTGAAGGTAAGACTTTTGAAGGTCTTATGAAAGATATCTATGATAATTCTAGAAAAAAAGAAGCTCAAATAAATGAGTTAATCAAACAACTCCAGCCTATGATTAAAAATATGGGTGATGCAACAATCCTTGTACCTATTATAAAAGAGTATATGGAAGTAGCAGTAAAAAATGATGAGCACTTAATTAAAATGGCAGCAATCGTACAAAGAGGTATGAATAGAAGTGATGATAATGCAAGTGGTGTACTTTTAACAGAAGCTGAAAAGAAACAATTGTTAGAGGCTGTCGAAGAATCACAAGATAGATAATAAGTTATGAGAGGTAAATTTTCAAATAAGACAAGGTCTACAGAAAGGAATCGTAGCGCTAAAGAGACTGTAATATATGGTGAAGTTTTAGACGTAATTGTTAACGCAGACCACGAAGATTATAGAGACTCTACTAGTCTAGGTGATATAAAAATAAAAGTATACGGTAATGCTCAGAATTACCAAGAGTCACCAGACAAAGGATATAAATGGATAAAGCTTTTGAGAAGAGATATACAGACATTACCTTTAGTAGGTGAGTTGGTTGTAGCAATAATGGCTCCAGGTCTAAAAGCTCAAGACAACCCCAGGTCATTTATGTATTATTATCTTTCAAATATAAGTGCTTGGGGAGAGAGAAATGAACACACAGTACCTAATGCAAGTTTTTCTTCTAAAGAACA